TATGGATTTTACCATAGTAATTTGTGATAAAAGAGCGCAATTATCTTATCAATTTTTTTGATTAAAATTTGGAATGTTTGGGAGTAGAAAAATGGTGCCCGGGGCCGGACTTGAACCGGCACGCTGTTACCAGCGAGGGATTTTAAATCCGTATGAACAGGGCAGTGAACATATAGGCTAGACCAGCATTGTTCCTAACAAATATGTTTGTTTAAGTGCTTGATTCCCCGTATTTGAGGCTATTCTTATTAGGAAATAATATTGGGCGTATTGCTTAATTCTCTATACTGTATATCCTTACAGCATGAGCAAAATAAGAAAGCTATTCATATATAAAGATGGGGTTCACATTCAAACCGTGACCTACGTAAAAGCCAATGGTTTTTGGTCGGCTACTCACTTCTTTCGCGACAAGTATATTCCATTCGCATTACACGAACCGCTCAACTATCAAAAAGAATGCTTAATTAAAGGTGGGTTTACTTGGGAGTGGAACTAGACTGAGGTTCGGGCTTCCTTGCCCCTTTCACGTTACGCGGCGTCCTCAACCCTATAACTTAGGGGTTTGTATCCCGCAGTTGCATTTGAAGCTACCACCAGCCCACGCGTATCATCACCAACATATAGAACAATCATAAATGTTGGATTGATGGTATCTCTACCGCCTGTCGGTAAATCTAAATCACCTAACCTCGCGAGTATCCTGTTACCATCAATTTTTATTGAGTCGCTATTGCTATTACTGATTTTTTTGCCATTAGCTATGATCTCGATCTTTGCGATACCATTTTTACTCAAATCCAAATAACCATCTTCAGTTACTATTCCTACATCAGAGCTTGGCTTGAGGCGCATAACTTCACGATTTGAACGACCCTTAAAAGCAATCAGGTTTCCTTGAGTTACCAACTCAAAATCTAACGTTTCCATTATACTCAATATTGCATTTTCCTCTAATGCTGCAACGGTTACGGTGACTGTATCTGTAGATGTTGCGCCTTCGCTATCTTGTGCCTGCACTCGAAACTCTAATGTTTGCTCGGTTAATGAACTAGGCGCAGTGAACTCTGGGGTAGCTGTGTTAGCAAACTCAAGAACTACTGAATCTGCTCCGTTATCCACTTGCTCCCAACCAAATTGAGAAATTGAGCCGTCTTCGGGGTCAGTACTCATTGATGCATTAAGTTGAACCCGAACACCAGCTGCTACTGATTGGTCGGGGCCAGCGTTGGCGATTGGTGGTTGGTTAGCAGCCGTCGATTGAGACTTTATCTGCATTCCGTTTAAAACTGATTTGTTACCACTGGCTGATTCTGCATGAGTTACAAATATTCGCCCCAATGAGTCAGAAACAACATTCTGAGTCTTGGTAGTTTCTGTTACCGCATCTATCGCAACCGTTGAATAGTCGTCTACATCGTGAATGTATACTTTTTGCGGGTGATCCGCGCTAGTATCTGCCACGGTTGTAACTTCATACTCTTTAAACGCTTCTAATCCGCTTACAATTGCAGTTACAAATCTGTTGGACTCAACATGAATAACACCATCCCTGTGGATTTCAGCATTACCTATCTCTGCATCTGTCGAACCTACACCAGAGCCAAGCGTTTCTCCTGATAGCGCGGTAACATATACACTTAAAGTTGAAGCGCTACCATCTGACTGCGTTAAGTTTTGCACGTAGTTATTCGTTGGCGTCACTACGTTGATATTAGGGTTTGTCTGGTTTGCTGCATTTGCATCAGGTTTGAAGTCGATAACAACATCAATATTAGAGCCTTTCTCGACTGGGGCGGTAAAGTCTCTCCGTGGTACTGGTGCTAAAGTTGTTCCGCTGCCAAGTTTCATCAGCCCGTCTATCATAAGGGTTAACCAAACCCATCTGGCAACCCTGCTAGGATGCACAACATCGCTAGAAGCATCAGCCCATGCGCCTATAAAGTTACGGCTCATGTTATAACCGTCAATATAAGGCCACGCTTGACCATCCCTATCATAAACTGAGTACGGCGCTTTATTTGCCATCACTGGGATAGCGCAATCAGTGTTATAGCTGTAACTTCCGTTAACCTCTGAAGTTATCTCGCTGCTAGGGTCAAATCTTTCGTTGTTGTAGTTTCTGTGCGATATGGATGATTGGAATACGTGCTGACCTCTTGCATGAATAAGGTCATAGATAGACTCTAAATCAGCTGTTTTTTGCGCTTGGACTGCTGGGTCTAAACTTGAAAACGGCAATGAGTAGGTGTTAGACGGCCTTTCTATGTCATTACCCAAAACATGCAAGCCATAACGAACACCTGTATCGCCGTCAAACTCATCCAATATGGCTGGCAAATCCTCTAACACCTGAGCAACCTTATCACCGCCTGTCGCTCTTTCGATAACCTGCACGTTAGCGCCGTACACTTTTTGAATGTAATCCGTGAAATCACCAACGTTATAGTTGGTTGACCACTCTTGAATACTTGCACCTAATAGAACAAGCTTTGTTGGCGTTTCTGTTGGTAAAACTGCTGGGTCTGTTGGGGCCACTGCAGGAGGCTCCGCGCTTACTACTCTGAAATCATCACCATCACCACCAACTAGCGTACCGTTGTTAGCACTGTCTAGCAGATCTACTATATCGCCTGTGTTATCGGATGGCATAACGACATCACGGACTTTTACACCATCAATCCAAACTTCAAAGTCTCCCACTTCATCACCAGCAGCGGCATTGTAACCGCCACCTCTAGCAAATATGCGGAAAGGCTCACCATCTACTCGGTTTGTGCCTCTTGTTATGCTGGTATTTCTAGTTTCTATGCCATTTGTTTCTACTGCAACCGCGCCGCCTGTACCTATGGAGAAATAGACTTCATCTTCAGCTAGAGAATCTTTACCAAAAACTGTGTTTATCTGCCCTATATCGTTGGTGTAGCCTCCACTAACGATATTAACAGAGGTGCCCATGTAGTAAGACCCAAGTTCTCGCGTTGAACTGCCAGAGCTTGCTTGTGACCACAAGTAGCCGCCAGACCATGAGGTGTTTTTTAACCTTATCTCTACTTTCTTCCCCGTTAGAACCCCAAGAGTCGGAAATTCTAAGTAGTTGCTACCGTTGGAAACGAATACGTTCGCCATGACCTACCCTCTTAAAAAGATTAACAGACAAGCGCAATCCTGCTTTATAAAGTGCTGTAATTTACTTGCGAGCAAAGTTAAATGCTCCAAATACTCGCCATGTTCTCAACAGCCAGTTCGTGCGCCTCTTCTAAATCTGCGAGAGTCACATCAGTCATTACACCTGTGGGCGTATCGGCAAGCGACCATTGGATATTGGTTAAATCTTTGCGCTGAGCGGCCAGAATGGCATTTGCCATGCGCGATATGCTTTGTTCATCGGCGTCATATTTATTGCTGCTTGATGTGGTAACTACTGCGCTATCAAGAAGCTGTTGACGGGATACCTTGAATTGGTCAACTTGCTCTTGCTGGGCAATGCTATCCTTGTCCTCTTGGGTTAGGCGCTGAATGAAGATTTCGCCAGACTGCTCTTTGACTAATAGAGTTTGCCATACGTCTATTTTATTTCCATCGGAGTCTAGGCGAATAAAGCCTTCACGGATAAAGCCTGAATGAATTGGTTTACCGTCTCCTTCATTCCATACCCATGACACAGAGCCGTCTTGGTTTTCTGTAAATGTATCGACTTTTAAGAAGTCATCTTCGTTTATAAATTGCAGCATTGTTATGATTCCTTAAAAGTTTACTGTAATTTTAGATGAAGCTGATTCTGACCTTAACTCCAAAGGAGCCTCTGTCGTTAATCCTGAAAGACCAGAAATATCACACACTAACCATTTATTAGTGGATTTAACTGCCTGTATTTGTATTGATGATGATAAACCTGTCGCAACAGTTCCCGTAAAACTCACAAGTCTAAAAGTGCTTGTAATAGAGATGCTACTTGGTTTACCTTTTGACGATATGGGTAAATATAAAACTGCAATTGTACTGCTTGCCGCATAACCATAAGCTATAAGACAATTACTACTAATACCGCCAAACTCATTAAAGTTAGTGTTGCCGCTGTGGTAAAAAGTGCGCCATTCAGAAAAATCAGCGATTGCTTTTGTTCTGAATTTTATATCAGCTGATGAACTATACTTAGCGGCAATTTGTACTAAATATTTAGCAGGGTCATTGTCTACCCCTGTTATATTAAGCATACCAAAAGCTGCCCCACCATTAGGGTAAGGGTTTCCACCTAATGATGCACTGTGATTATTCCCTTCATATCCTGTGTATAAACCCCCTTTAAGCGCATCCAAGCTAACATTTTTTAAATCGCTTGGAGTACCATTACCTGAATAGTGTGTACCCATCCCATAATCCAAAGGATTAACAGAGTTACCATCGTGGAATATTCCAGCGTTATTTAATGCTGCATCACTCTGAAAATACCCCTTGTTAACAACATCATCATTAGTGCTCGGTGAAGAAGCTTTAATCCTGCCGTTAGAGTCGCGCTTTACGAAGCTATTAGCCGTAGCTGTAGCGCTGGCGCTACCGACTAAAGATTGAATATCTGTGATTAACTGTTGCGCTGCTACGCCAGCTGATGCAGCTGCGGCTGCACTGGGTTTGATTGTGGCTGATGTAGTTCCGGTGCTACCAGGCCAATTGTTGTAAAGTGTAATGGTGTTACCACTTACCGACTTAACTTCTACCGGTTCATTGTAGTTGCCGGCGGTTAATGATGAATTGGCTTTTACACTATCCAAGCTTGGGCCCGTATTAACCGTTACTGTCTTGCTGCCATTAGTAAAAGACAAGCTAGAGCCTGTCCAAAATGTTGCTGTCATAATTAATCCGCCATTCTATTTTCTTCGGTTCGAATTGCTAAGTCGTAGGTATCGAGCGCTGCAGCCGTACCAGTAAATTCAAATTTGTAGGTGTTATTGCCAGGTTGAGGAGAGGTATCCCGAGCTATGATAGTTGCATCTGCGCTTTCAGTTACAGAGTATGAACCCGCTTCATACTCAGCTACGCGAGTAGCTTTAATTTCGCCACTCTTTATGGTTGTGGAGTTTCTAATTAGCCGCCAATTAAGAGTTCTCGTTCCATTGCTAACCTGTGACTCCGTTGTAAAGAAATTCCTCACGTAAGCTGTAACTGTTATGTCTACTGCATTACCAACACTACCATTGTGCGAAACGGTTACATCGAAATCATTATCTTCGTTATAGCCCTTTATTGAAGATAGACCTTCAATGAATTGCGCGTTGATTAACACTTTTGCTGGATTACCGTTCTTCGCCTTTTTAATTGCAAAAACAGCATTTGTGTCGTTTTGAGAGCCTTGACCCACCCACCCAAGATAGGTGCCATCATCGCGCCATATTGAACGAAATCCAGTTCCAGAGGATGATATTAACGCCCCGCCCTGAACTGTTCCTGTAAACGTTCCTGATGCAGCGCTAAGCGAGCCACTGAATGTGCCAGTAGCGCCATTTAATTGCCCGCCAAAACTTCCCGTGGTGGCGTCGATGTGACCTATAAAGACATAGCGACCGTTATCGGTATCCCAAAAGACTACGGGATTACCTTCATCATCAAGGGTTACAACCTGCTGTGCTTGCCAAGCTATCTGTGAAACGCCATTTTGACTATCAAGGCTAATAGCGGAAACTACGCCATTTGCATCAGTTCGTAGCAGTATAGATGCGCGTATACCCTCTATATCGCCTTTATTATCAGTAGCGAGCGATAAACTTGCTGAAGCATCACTTTCAGCGCCCGATAAACGGGATTCGATGGCCGTTATAGAAGATTGTGCGCCATCCGCTTTGCTTTCAGCTCGTTGCGCAATTGTGTTGGTTGCGTTTAGCCCTGTAGATGAGTGATTAACTTTGTTTGATATTACTTGAACGGCACTTGCATTAGTGTTTGCTTTCCCGTCAGCCGACTCGGCCGTGGTTTTAGCTTGCTGCGCGATGGTATTAGTCGCACTTAGGCCGTTTACACTATCGTTAACCTTGTTCGAAATGGTTTGAATTGTGTTTGTGTTGGTGTCGGCTTTGTTGTTGGCCGATGCCGCAGAGGTTTTTGCTTGCTGCGCTATCGTGTTGGTTGCGCTCAGGCCATTAACACTGTCGTCTACCTTGTTCGAAACAACCTGAATAGCGTCAGCATTTGTATTTGCTTTGCCGTCTGCGGTTTCAGCGGTAGTTTTCGCCTGTTGCGCTATCGTGTTCGTTGCATTGATGTTGTTATTGAGCACGCTAACATCATTTTCGATACGCGTAATTGATGATGCATTTTGTGCCGCTTTAACCCCTGCGTTTTCAGCTGAAGTTTTCGCTTCTTGCGCTAACTCAAAGTTCGCAACAACGGTATCTTCTAGTGTACTGGCTCTGCCGGCAACGGCGCTTATCGCCACCGAGTTATTGTTGGCGCTAATTTCAACGGCATCTAGTCTATCTACAGCGGCGCCCAGCGCTTGGCCGAGGCCGTCAACCTCACCACTTACACCCGACACGCTCAGGTTAACCTGCTCTATCGCGCTGGCGTTGCCTTTTGCATCAGTTTCAACTTGCGAAAGGCGTTTATTGGTTGCCGTAATTGCGCTGCCGTTTGACAGCGTAACAGCGGTTAGCTCGCTAATGTCTTTGGCTAATGCGCCCTCGGGCGATACATCTATTTTTAGCTGATTAATAGCCAGGGCGAATGACTCGTTCGATTCAGCCTCGCTCATATAGTTAGCCAAATCGTTAACCGCTTGCTGCAGCAGCGCCGCTTGCACATCGTAGGTTTGGATTTGCTGTGACGCTAATCCGGCAACCTGCTCTGCTATGCCAAACCCATCAATTTGCTGCTGAACATCGATGATTGTGGTTTCAACACCTTCAATGTCTTGCTTAAAGCTTTGAACAATATCTTGAATAGTACCGGTTTGGCCGTTTAGGAACGTGGCCGCAGATACAGCCTTCTGAATGACATTGTTGTCAATAAGTTCTTGGCGTTTGGCTTCTAGCGCAATGATAGTGTCTAGTGCATTAACTTTTTGTTCAACGTTGCTAACCGTTATTGCGTTCTCGTTGAAATAAGACGTTGATACACGCTGGGCTATTTCTGCTTCATTGGCATTAATTGCTAGCTCGGCAGTATTAACCCTTGACGTTATGTTAGCTAGGTCTTGTGTGGTGGCGTCTGCTTTACCAATGCTAATCGATGATATTTTAAATTCATCACTGACAGAGGCACCCAACACCAGCCGAACACGGGTAACTGTACCTGTGTAGCTCGCCATCGCAGAGAAATCAATTAGCAGTATCGACGCTTCTTCTACGTAGTTAGCATAAGTCTCAACTGAACTATCATCACGTTCGATAATAACAGTACCAGACCAACCCGAACCAGCTAGGCGCTGTAGCGATACACGAATTAGCTTGTTTTCGCTTGCTAGATAGTTAAGCGTATCATTCTCAATATCGCCGTGCGTAACCGTAATTTCGTTAAGGCCAGCGGTTAGCGTTCCGTTAACTGCTTGCCAGCCCTGAGCGCTATCGAAAAAGTTGAACGCATAGGCAGGCTCTAACGCTGAAATTGACTCGCTCACAATAGCGGTGGCTTTTGCGGTGATAATGCCAGGCACTAACGAAAGCTCTGAAGATAAACTTGTTATTGCATCTTCAGTCTCACCGATGCGCTTAGAAGCAAGCTCGACTTCGCCAGACACCCCATCAATCTTTAACGAGGCTTCAGTGAATTTGTCGTCTGCATAGTTATAAGCGCGATTAACAATAAGGCCGTTAGACGGGTCACGATAAACTACCGCGTTGGTAAGTTCTTCGCCCTGCTCTATCCGACGCGCCAGTTCGATTTGATAGGCTCCATTTTCACTGATGCTTTGCAGCAAGAGCGCCTGCGCCGCTTCTGTGCTGATACGCTCTTGCTGAAAAATACTTAGCGTTTGCGCTTCAAAATCAACAAAGCGGTTATCAATATCTTCGATACTTAAATCAATGTCGTCGATGCTTGACTTTAAGGCGTCGATATCGACTGTGATCGGCGCAAGGATAGGTTCAATGATTTCAGTGATAGGCTGCGCATCATTGTGCGTGGTAGCCTCAACCGATACCCAATCAGAAACGCCCAGAGGATTGTGCGAACGTACCCAAATCTTATAGTTGGTGATGGGTGACAAGCCAGAAAACGTGTAAGAAGCTGCTGGCCCCCTAATTAACTCACCGGGCTCTGTTGCATTTTCATCGGTAATTGTATAGTCGAATGAAACTGAACTTCCCGCATTTTCTAGCCACGGAATGACCTCGATATCAAAGTTAGAAATATTGAGATTAATACTCGTTGGCGGCGAAGGAACCTGCATCACAAGAGGTATTTCAGCCCAACCAGAACGCTTACCTAATCCGCTTAACGCGCGAACCTGAAAGCGATAATCGCCTAAATCAAATCCAGTAAGCTCAACTTCATGCGTAGCAACTCGCTCTGTTTGAGCAATCACATCGCCTTTAAGCACGCGATAATCGAAGCGCTGTGCTTCAGATACCCAACTAACACGCACTTGAACAAAGTTACTGTAAATATGTTCGATATCTAAATCAGTTGGGGCATCTGGCTCTTTGTTAGTGTACGCGGTGTCTGGCAATTCTGGCTTATTGCCTTCGCCAAAGAAATCGTAAATATACGGCTGATGCTCACGAACGCTAAGCGTTACTTCTTCGCGGTTTTCTTCCTTCGACTCTATTCTGAATAATTTGCCATCCCAAAAAGGCAAGCCGCTCATGTAGGTTACCGGTACTATGTCGCCTACATCATATACAGTGGCCCACTTGGGTAGTGTGATTTTAGTTCTAAGTTGTTGGCGTGATATTTCAAGATAAGTCTTGGCAAATTCTAACGCCTCGTAATAGTTACGACACGTTTTCAAATCAACGCTTTCTTCACGTATGAAGCCATTATCTTCTGCGAGTAACTGATCAAATATCTCACTATCGGGTTCAGGGTAAACCGCTTCTTGTTTGCTGCCATCTGCGGACGGGTCATAGTAAGTAACACTTACCCTGTTAAAACGGTTGTTCTTGTTCCCTTCTGTGATCTTTCCTATTTGAAGAATATCTTCTTCCAAGATGGGCAAATCTACCGGGGTGCTATCTTCTTCAATTAGAAGCGTAAGCTGGCCGTTGATGATAGGTAACCATCCGCGCATTGGCTTAAGCAGAGTGTTAACGTTTTCAAGTACGGTCGACCCTGTATCTAGCGCAACATTGCAACTGAACAAATCACGGTACTGACCGTTACCGCGCTGCTCTTCTACATCTGAATTACAAAGCGCCTCGCCATAAACGAACGAATTGTAGTTAATGTAGGAGGATGGCAGGCCTTTTCCATAAATAGGGTTGGTTAGATAATCTAATAGCGCGGTAGCTGGGTTCGTGAATGTGGTGCCAGTTAAGTCTGCAGTAAGATTTGGCTCTGATGTGATGGCGGTTTCATCGTCGTGATACTCTAAACGGATGTAAGAGCATGCTTTACCTTCGAGTTTATCAGACGCCCGCCAACCTGCACGGGTAAGTATTGGGTCTGAATAATTACCCATTCCATTTGGAAAGTTTCTTACGAAAACAGCACGTTTGTCACCAGAATAGAACGCATCATCATTTGAAGAGTTGGGTATATCATCAATGTAAACTTCATCGATGCTATCAACTGCTTCACCCCACACAACGATGATATGAAGCAGGTCATTTGGGTAATCATCATCGTCGTTATCATTTGTTTCTTTAAATACGATATGCCCGGTTTTCTTTTGTACTTTCCCGTATATTTTCGCGATACTTGCATCAGTTTCAGCACTGGTTAATTCAGCGCCGGGGGCTAATTGCTTTGGCGGGTCTGGCATAAGCCAACCGAACGCAAAATCAACTACGTCGTCTAAAAAACCCATTAAGGCTCCTCCGGTTCAGGAAACTTGGAATACGTTCTTGTTGTGTCGTAACCGTATGAAGCAGATGAGGGTGCTTTTCGGCCCCAGTAAATTTTGCGCTTAGCTTTTGCTACATGGTCGAAAGCAGTGTCAGTCGGGTAGTTCCGCTGCTGGCTTTTGGTGTTCGTTCTTGTGCCAGCTTCCTTATCGAAATCAGCCCAAACCGAAGTAATATTTGCCAGTATCTTTCTTTTTTCGGGGTCAAGCTCTCTTGAATCCAGTAAACCTTCGAAGATGTTGTTCGTTAAAATAAGGCCTAAGTGGTCATAGTGTTGTTCGTAGATAGTTACTAGGCCATTCATCCATCCTTCATTTAGGAACAGTGGCACAAAGCTATTTTCGTTCGCATCTATTTCAACACCGATATCGTTAGTCTTTGGCTCAGATGTTGATTCAATATCATCAATACTTTCATCATCGATGTAGCCCGGGTAATAAGTGGCGCCTGCAAAATCAACTTCTGTATCTGCGTCGGTGATATACACCCACTCACCATTGATTTTCATTTTCACCAGATAAATAGCTGTTCGCCCCGCGCGGTAGTTGTCTTTCAACCGTTGCAGGGTTATTGAATCCAGTTGCTTCATGTTTGTTCGATTAGTTCCACATCGTGGGATATAAACTTGCTATCTTTAGCTGTTATGTCTGCGCTATCTCTGTCTTCCATGCATACTTGGAAAACAACGTTTGCGCCGTACTTGACAACTGAGGGGGCAAGGTAATTTTGAATTACAGCTTGGGTGAGCTTTACTTCGACGTGACCAGAAGAGTTAGCATTAGCATCGGCCAAAATACGGTAAGCTTTCCTACTGCCATTTATTTGAATAAAGTCTCCAGCAATAACGGCATCAGTTTCATTGGGCTGCGCACCTGCCAAAACAATTTCACTAACTCCTTTATTAGCTGCCTGATACAAATAAAGCCCTGTTTGGGCTTTTTGTTGTGGTATCGGGTTGGAAAGATCGAAGTTATTAATGTTTCCATGGTATGAGTCCAAAACTGCGGCTACTGCCATGCCCTCCCTCAGAGGTAGTGGAGGGGTAGTCAGTGTGAATCGGTAATATGGAGTTTTGGGGCCCTCGCTCTTGTAACGCTTGAGCCTTTCTTTGGGCGCGCGACTATCAGAAACGAGCTCAGTATTAACGCTGGAAAATTTGTTTATGGGAAACATTAAATAGGTCTCGCAAGTAACTGCTGTAATACGCGTTTGGCTCTGCGGGGCTGTCGTTCTAGTGCAGCAACCACATCATCGTCAGAACCATTAATCACGGTATTCATGCTAAGAGAAATGGAAGGGCTTTTGCTTTGCGCATCCATTGCCTTTCTAAGGTTGTCGTTGCTGGTTATCTGTCCTGACGCGCCAGGCGTAAATAGTTCTGGCCCCTTCTCACCAACGAGGTACGTTTTACCACCACCAACCTCGCCACCCATCGCCCGAGCCCCTGCTATTGGTGTTGACTTAATCGCTGCAACGTTTGCCATACCCGCTGCTACGGCTGTAGCTGCAAATATCTGCGGTATAGGTGGAGGAAAAGGTGCCGCTAGCGCTTGGTTAGCTGCCTGATAAGTGTTGATGATTGCTTGTGAAATTGCTGCAGCTTTATGTATGCCTGCCAGTTTTTTACTGTTGGCGGTTGCTTGCTGCAAATCAGAGAGGAAGTTTTGTGTAGCACCTTGGCGCTGTCGTTGTTCTGATAGTTTCTTAAATTCTTCTATGCGTTGCTGCTTTTCTTGCTCACGCTTGATCTCTGCTTCATCACGAGCCAGAGCTTCTTCTCGCTGCTTGTTGTATAGCTCATTTGATTCTGCAATGTAAAACGCTTGCAACTCAATGAGATTAGAAAATCCCCTTGCCTTGATAGCTTCTTCATCAAGTTGTAGAGACTCTATGATGCTAATGCGTTCATCATTTGCGGCCAGTATAGCGTCATTTTCAGCAGCGAATTGTTTCTCAATAGACTCTACCTGTGACAGTGAGCGTGTCTCTATTGCCGACTGTTTCTGGTTTTCTTCCTGTTGCTGATTGATTTTATAGAGCGTTTCAAGAAGTTTCTGCGCTTCATTAGGTAACTCAGAAATGGAGTTTTTGCCAAGCGAAAAAGCGTTGGCTAGTTTGATTGCCTCTAGCTCATTACCGTTTATTTTCAGCTTGGTTATGTCTAGTTCTTGTTGCAGTTGCTTTATGAGTTCAGCGCTTTTGTCCAAACTTAAGTCTGGCGGGGCTACTGAGCTATCATCGCCACTTTTTATTTCCTTTAGCTTTTCGCTGAGGAACTCAGCAATCTCGGCAGAGCTCTTTGCTTCAGCAAAGAATAGACGCAAATCCGAAACCATTAACTTTGCAGATTCTGACACCTTATCGCCTGAGAGCGACAAGTCAGAAAGGTACTTTTGAAGCGTTTCAAATCTGGTCGCATCTGGCGATTTTTGCAGTTCTGCCAGCTGCTTAATTATTGCGGTGCCTACTTCGGCCGCCGCTTTTCCCGTCCTACCAAATTCTTCACCTAATTCTTTTGCTGTGTCTCTAAATCCTTCCGTGTGGCTTACAGCAAAACCGAGATCTGCGTTTAAGGCTTCGACATAATCCGCAACATCAGAAAAGCCATAACCAACGTCTAAACCTGAAAGTTTTTCTACGATGCTTGATGCAGCCGCCGAAGCTGCTTTTTCTGCGCGGATTAATGACGCTTCTAACTCAGCCGCAACAACCGTGGAGCCAACCTTCGATAGTTCACGAATGGTATCAGTAAAGCCATAAACGCCAGTCTTGCTCTTTTCCGCAACTTCTCGCAAACGTTCCATCGATTGCGAAAGTTCGTTCATCGCGTCTTTTGATTTAAATACTTCAGGTAAAAGCGTTAAACCTAAAACGGAACCAATCGCGATAAATGCACCAACCACTGCACCGGTAGGTCCGAATATTCCAGCAAGTTGCGAACCCTGTTGACCAAAGGCGATTAAGGCGTTGGTTCCACCGCCGACCTGTACCGCGAAATCCTGAACCTGATAACCAACCTGTGTTATTGCGCCGCCACCAAGCTTTTTAGCTGATTTCGATGCATTATCGAACGACTTAGCCATTTTATTGTTTGTGTATTGCGCTTGATTGGCAGCATTTTGTTGAACCTTTGACCATGCGACCGTTTTTGCAGTGGTTTTTTCGAGCTCGCGCTTAAATTGCGCGCTCTCCACCGTCATTCTGGTTACCAGATCGGCTAGTATCGTTTTTGCCATTCAGAATTATCGCTTCTTGGTTTCGTTAACCTGTCGTTCTACTTCAAGGTTTCTGTGGTGGTAGTAGGCCATCCAGTATGTGAATTCTTCACTAGTCATTGATTCACATAGCTGCTGAACGGTCATTTTGAGGTCTTGCGCCAAGCGAAATGCAAACATGTTACCCTCGGCGCTGACTAGTTTTTTACCGCTTCCTCTACATCGCTGGTGCTTGATTTGGAAAGCTTGTTGGCCTCGGAGAAAAGCAAATTCAAATCTTCCATGCCCTGCTCAGTCATGCCAAGGTCATCAAGGATGCTTACCAACTCATTAACGTCCATTGAATCGCTCAGTCTTACACCTTTTTCAGCCCATGAATAAGCGATAACCAGAAGGACATGTTCAAAGGAGCCTTCAACGGCTGCGGCTGACTGAACATGTAGCCTGCTGGTTAACTTCATTGGAAGAAGGTCAACTTTCCCGATAGTTTTTGTTTCCACCGTTGCTTTTTTAGAGTTCTTTGCGAACTCCATGGCTAGAGAAAGAGAACCCATTATGATGAAGCCTCGTCAAATTCAATCGGTGTAGTTCTGCGGATAACGCAAGCCCACATTTTCGTGCTTGGCGCATCGCCGCCCATGATGCCGTAGTTTTTGAGTTTTGCTTCAAACGTGACAGTTTCGCCGTCCGAGTAGGTAACCTTGATAGTGCAAGCGCCCTTTTGTCTCGCTAGCGTTCTGAATGCTAGCTGGTCAGCGTCACTTTTAATGTAAAAAGCAGTAAGCTCTTGTTCTGTCGGAGAATCCATTTCGTTATCATACTGGCGAACAGTATCAGACACCGATGTAACTTCTCGTTCCCCGCTCTCTTCACGGAAATCAGGCAGCGTTTGAATACCTTTTACTTCAGTGAAAGTAGTATCGTCTGTTGAAAACTCAAACTTTGAGCCAGCAATGATTGACGTAGTCATATATAAGCCTCTTTATTTCGGCGATTTGTTCGCGCTGGTATGGTGAAATTGATATTCCAGACTTATTTCAACAATGTCTGGCTCTAATATTTGATTCTGGTTTTCGTCAATGAATTCGGTCAGAAATATTTGAACGCCATCAAACAAACCCGACTTACCAGAGAGTGTTCTATGTATTAGCGTTGCCATTTTCTTGGCTTCTTCGTAAGACGTAGATCTGGCAGTTATGAGAAACCGAGAGCGACAAACGCCCATAGTGACACCGTGTATATCGGTATCTTCTGAATAACTGGCCTTTTCGTATGAGATTGAAGGAAAGCTATCTCGCTGAATGGGTGATATTTTATTTCCAACAATCAATGAGAGCTCGGTGTCACTGGATAAGATGGCTTTAAGCTGTTTTTCCATACTTCTTTATGCTCTCTAAAATTATGCGCTGCCTGAGTCTCTCTCTCAGAATCTTGACGGATGCGCCGTGTTTTCTATCGAATGCACGCTTCAGCATTGGGTAAGGCCTTGTTCCAGGGTGATTAACATTGCTGTAAACCTTGCCTTTCTCCCAACTAACTTTTGCATTATTTTTTGTTTTGTTTCTTCCTCGGCCCACTGTCTTGCCGGGTATGCGGTGACGCTTGGCTCCTCTTTCAAGTATTTGCCCGTACCAAGCCTTTTTCTTTCTGAACCCTATGTGAAGGGTCGCAACGCTATCGGAATAACCTTTACCTCTGAAAACTTGGCTGATGATGTTTTTCTTTAACGTTCCAGTCTTTGATGGCGCGTTGTTTCTTGCATCTACAATGATAGGCTTAGCTGCGTCTCTCATAGCACCAGTGAGCGCTTTAAACCCTGCCGATCTACCAAGTTGAACAAGTGCTTTTTCAAGGTTTTTAGTGCCCTCAGTTTTATAGGTAACTGATTGCATTTATAATGATTTCCTTGTTTAGTCCTTTTACGTTTTCAGCGCTGGCGATTTCGTACTTAACGCCCTTGTATGTAAGGGTCTGGCGGGGTGTAATGTTTTTGTTGTATCTAACGCGAAATGATTTAGTATCTGCTACATCATCGCCATCAGCGTTAATGCTCACGCTTTTTTCTGAATCAATTATTTCGGCAGAAATGGTAAAAAGCGGAACTTCTGTTTCTATTTTTTCGCCGTAGTCATTTTCTGAGATTGATAACTCATTGATGGTTATGCGGTGGCGCATGAATCGAGTTGCAATCATTAGAAAGCGCTCAAACGAAGATGGCCAACAAAGGCTTCAAGCATATTATCTAACATATCGGTGTTTACCGAGCCCTTTGCATCAAAGTAGTAGCCTGCAATTTCTAAAACCGCACGGCTGATGCTTTCATTCACGACAATATATCCAGCCTCGGGGTCTGCTGGAACATCTGCATCGGTTAAGTAAACTGGACGGTTAATATAAGCCATTACCTTTTCAGTCGCAGCCGATAGGTGACGAGGTAACTCTCTGTCGAACTCGCTTTCATCTTCAGTTAAATTAAGATGGTACTTGAGTTCGTAAAGTGAGGGTAACGACATTATTTAGCCTTATTTGCTGGAACTCGTTTAGCTTTATTAGCTGGAGCTTGTGCTTTCTTCTGCTGTTGCACGTCATCTTGAACGAACCCATTTTTCTTTGCATAAGGCTGTGCAATTTCAGGCACTTCCTCGCCCTCTTTAAACGTTGTTACCGTGTTACCATCAAGACTGTACTGAAAATCTTTCAATGCTTTCATAAATAAAAAAAGGGTGCATTGCTGCACCCTTCCTAGCTATTTTTTAAACAAATACGGATTAAGATGCCGCCATTGACAACACTTTAATTGCATTACTGTCGGTCAACATGCCGCCAGTTCTGCGAGTGGTGTAGAAGTGAACGAAAGGCTTGTTGGTGTATGGGTCTCGTAAAATGCGTGTACCGATACGATCAACAATGGTGTAGCCACGAGAGAAATCACCAAACAAGATAGAGTTAGCATTTGCAGCCATATCTGGTAGGTCTTCATTCTCTACAATTCCATACCCTAGCAATGAAGAAGCAGCACCAGCTTCTAAACCAGGTCGCCACAAATAGTTACCATCGCTATCTTTTAGCTTGCGAATTGAAGCAACACTCATGTTGTTCATCATAAAGCGTGAGTTGCGGCGATACCCTGCCTTGGTTGCGTGGATAATATCAATAAGATCGTCTGCTGATATTGCAATAGTACCAGAGGCAGTCAGCTTTTGAAGCTGACCAAATGCGCGTGCTGAGTCGTTTTGCGCTGATAGCGTATAAGAAAGAATGCCTTTAGGCTTGTTTGTACCGTTACCGGTTAGGAAAGCCAAACTCTCTTGATCAGAAAACTCTTTAGCCACCTCACTTGAAATCCATGCTTCAGCATCAAAGAACATATCATCCAGCGATGTCTGTGTTGCGGCTGGGTTCGCATAGATTTCTCCCATGTGCGCAACGATTTGCTTCAAGCTTGGGCCAGAAGTCTCCGGACGAGCATCTTCTTCACCTACCCAGCCAGAGCCAGCACCACCAGTATTTACAAGCTTTTTGTAATCCGGCGTTGACACGCTCATTACGCTACAAACTTGACGCATAGGCGACATATCGCGCTCTAATTCCAGAATGGAACGGTCTAGTTCTTCTGGCACCGCGAAACCACCGTCTGCATCAGTGCCAGTATTTACCGCTTTAGTCTCAATTTTAGAAGCATCGCCTTTACGCATGAAGGCTGCAAAACCTTGCTTGTATTCAGTCGCTTCAGCGTCACTAATGCCTGGACGATTTCGCTGTTTTAGCTCAGTTTCCATTTGCTTTTTGTAGTTTTCAAACTCGCTGATTTGCTCGTTTAGCTTATCGACTTTACCTGAAAGCGATGACTTTTCTGCTGTGATAGCTTCAATGCGCTTGTCGTTGGCATCTTTGAATTCATCAAACTTGCGCTGGATGCCTTCAGCTACCTCTTTAAACTCTTTATTCATTTCCATTGTCTTTACCTTAGAAATTTATTGATTTTAGTGCTGCGAGGGCAGCGGTTGCGTCATTATCTGCGTCTCGCAGAGCCTTAAAACCATCAGCCATAATTGCTTTAGCTTGTGATCGTGAAAAACCTACATCGCGCAGGCATTTCTCAACTAAGGCAGGTTGAGGAATCTCACCCGTTTTCAGGGCTGCTTTCACATCAGAAATTCGTGCTTCGTCGTTTGCTGGGAAAGTCACTAGCGACACTTCCCACAAATCAACGTCTTTTAATATGAATGCGTCTTTTTCGTTGTCGTATTCATAATCGTTCAGGCTATAACCTATCGATAAGCCGGAGATTGAACCGGCTTTGAGGTGAGCGTGTGCCCGTTTTGCTAGGGGATCGTCATTTATAAGTAGGCGACCTTTGACGAAGAGGCCGTTTTCATCCTCTTTCATTTCCGTATAAACGCCAATCGGCTCATCCATGCGATGTTGCCAGAGCAGGGCTGGTAAACTTCCCTTTTCTGCATGGGTATCTAATGACTTTTGAAAGGCACCGCGAACAACAATATCGCTGTATGAGTCTTTTACTCCAAACACAGAGCCGTAACCTTCAAATTCACCAGTATCAGATACGGATTTAATTTTAAGTCCGGCATGTAGTTTATGCTTTGTTAGCATCTTCATTTTCCTCTACTGGTTTACCGTTTACCGCCATATTCAGCGGAGTAAGGAACACATCACCGCCTTCACGCGGGTTCATATCCTCTTTTTCTCGTATTTCATTGGGTGACATAGCACCGTTCTGCACCATTTTCGTGTAAAACTCAGCGCGAGCTTTCATGTCTCCGCGAAGCAATGCGTTAACATTGAATTTTACATATCTATTCTGCTGTTCATTTCCGTCGAATAGTGAGAATAAAACACGATTTTCTATGCGGGTCAGGTAAGGCATAAGGGTGTGAGTAACAAACTCTAACCCCTGATTCTCAATGTTTGAGAATGTCGCGCGCTCTAAATCCCCAACCATGTGAGGTGGAACACGATAAATGCCGCATATTTCGCTGCGCTGGAACTTTCTAGTTTCCAAATACTGTGCGTCTTCGGGTGTTATTGCGACTTGCACCCACTCAAGCCCACCCTCGAGTATTAGCGGTTTGAATCCGCTATCGGCACCCTGATAGTTTTCAAGGCGCTTCATTAATCGGTTGTATTGATCATCTTTTAGATTTTGATTGGTTTTGAGTCCACCGAATGGCTTAGCTCCATTCTTAAATAGACTTGAACCGTGTTTTTCTGTTGCCTTAGCCAGCCCTAATGCGTTTACATTTTGCCCAATTGGACTTAGGCCTTTCAGTCCATCAACTGAAACCGTTTTGATGTGTAGTATTTCTTCTGCTAAAGCGGTTTTAGTTACACCATTTTTAAATGTAACGTTGTAGGTTACCGTGTAGTCGTCGTTCAATTTAGGGGATACCGCATCTGGCGATAGCGGTAATATTTCAACAACTTTGCCCATGACGCGGTTTACATAGCTGTAATGGTTTCCGCGCAAGCATAAATGGGCAACAACAAGCTCTTTCCACTCTTGCGAGGTCATGTAGTCGTTTGGGCCAACCTTGAACAATTTGTGCAATGAGTGCTTTGTATCTTTGTTCTTACTGTTACCATCTTCAATAAAAACTGATAGTGGAAGCATGCCAATCGATTCAGCAAGCACCTTGACGCACTGGTAAACAGTCGTTATTTGCATAGCATTTGACGGGGTTATTTGAACCCCACTATCAGAGTCATACCAAGAGCCAAATAAGTTTGCTAGATCTTTGGATGTAACAATTTCTGAGCTTTTGTTACCAAAAAACCTGTTAAAAATACCCATTAAGAAGTCTTACCTTATATTTGGTTCTGGCACATCATCAGCGTTGGCAATAATGCGATTTACAGCCATGAACAAAGCCACCATTCCATCTATTTTGTTATCGGGGTGTTCTTTGTTTGGGAAATAGTTTTCGTTTCTGTCTAACTTCACCACGATGTTTGAAGCCATCCAGTCCATCATTGGATTTTTGTCTTTGTGGAGTTCACCGCTTATTACTTTGGCTTCCACTTCTTTCATTGACTCTGAAAGGTTCTTAACCGTTTGGGGAATTTCCACCATTGGCGCACCTTCTTCGGCAAGCCTGATTGACATTTGAGTTGAGCCCCAAGGATCGAAACCTACTGCTTGAACATCGAAATGATTAAGCATCTCTCGGATATCTTGCTCGATATAATCATGATCAATAATGTCACCATCGGTTAATGTTAAATAACCTTGCTTGGCCCATGTGTCATACATTTTCCCAATGGTGCGAGACTTCGCAAATATGGTGTTTTCAGGTAAGTAGAACTTACAAAGAAAGTGTATCTTGTTGCTATCAGGAAAAGCGGCAACTACTGCAGCAACGTCTAGCTTGTTGGCTAAGTCCATGCCAATGTAGCAAGGCAAGGATTTAAGGTGTTCAATACTTCCACGCTCTGGTAGCTTTTCCCACCTAACCATGTCTAGCCAAGCGGTTTCAGCGTTAACCCAAACATTAAGGTGCTTGGTTAAGAAGTTGTTCCTTGCCGCAGGCATTTCTTGCGCTTTCTTAGCCAAGCGCTGCATATCGTCGAGCTTTTTGCTTCGGCCAAGGTTTGGGTTAGCTTTAACCCACACGCTTTCATCAAAAGGATCATCATCTTCATCAATTGTAAAGATAATGCCAAAATAAGTGTCATCATCAACCACGCCATCAAGCACTTTTGAAACGTACTCGCGCTGTTCATAGCCGATACCCTGCTTGTTAAATCCAGCCGTCGTAATAGCTAAGATTAAGGGTTGTTCTCGCGCACCTGTTGCAGTTTCCACAACATCCCACACTTCTCGGGTTTTATGGGCATGAACTTCGTCCATAATGCCGCAATGGATATTCAAACCATCAAGGGTTTGTGCATCTGATGAAAGCGGCTCAAACTTAGACGCGCTTTTCATGTGGTGAATGTTTAGCTTATGGACCCCAAACACTTTTTTAAGCGGTGCTGATTTACGCACCATGTTTTGTGCGTCACCAAAAACTATTCGCGCCTGGTCTCTAGTGGTAGCTGCGCTATATACTTCTGCCCCGCCTTCCATATCGAAAGCAGTCATAAAAAGTGCAATGCCAGAGCAGAACGTTGACTTGGAGTTTTTACGGGCCACTTCAACGTAGGCCGTTCTGAATCTGCGCTTTCCGTTCTCATCAACAAACCCGAACAGGTTTATGAGTATGAACGCTTCCCAGTCTGACAATTCGTATGGCTGGCCAGCGAGCTTACCCTTAACATGCCGAATAAAGTCAGGGAAGAAATCGAGTATACGCTGCGCTTTTTCAACATCAAAAGTATGAGTTTCAAGATCCTTTAAAAACCTTTTGCAAGCCTGAATAACCCACTTGCCAGCTACTACTTCACCACTGACAACATCGTCAGCGTACTGGCACGCACTTTCGAGGGTGGCCATTTAGACAACATACTTACTGAGCGGGTCGTCCTTATCATCAGGTTCTTCGGTTTTAAGCTTAGCTCTTGCACTCGGAGTAAGGCCGAACTCAGTCAAATAAGAACGAAACGTGCTTTCTGCTTTTTCTAGCTGAGCCACCTGAGGCAGGGCTTTGTGAAAAACAGCTCCGTCTTCACGCACAGACTCATACGTTGTGGCGCCATGATCCTTAATAGACTTTTGCAAATCACGAATTCGGGCGTAAACCGAAACAAGAGTCTCAAGCGCCAAAGCGTCCGCCAGGGTGAGCACTCCCATCTGTTCGAGATGAGCGCATAACTTCTTCCAAGCAGTCTTGGCTTTTGGGTCTAAATGAGCTGGACATTTTGGTACACCTTGCTTCGGCTTGGGCTCTTGCTTATTTATTTTTCGCTTGCCCGGGTTACCCTTAATCAACCTCAATGCTGTAGGTGTGGGTTTCGGTGAAGCCATGATCTAAATCTCGAAAAAAAAGTTTTGAAGTTGCGGACGTAAAAAAAAAGCTTGGGCGGCGGTACTGTAGGTTCAGCTATCAGACTTTTGACCTACCCCTCCCCGTAGCCGCTCATTCGCTGTCTTGGCTCTGTGGCAAGGCTCACACAACGATTGAAGGTTACGCATTGCATCGGTGCCGCCATGCTCTTTAGCTTTGATATGATCCACTGTGGTAGCTTTAATGTACTTGCCATTGGATTTACATAACTGACATAGATAAGCATCACGCTTAAGCGCTTGCAATCTTATCGCTTGCCAGTCTCTACCGTAACCACGTTGATGCCTGTTGCCTCTGGCCTTCTCATTTGCAAACCAACCGGCTTTATCTTTATGCGGCTCACAGTAACCTTGGTACTTTCTGTCTGTCACTGGATTAGGGCAGTTGCTTACCCTGCATGCTTTGGCTGGTCGTGTAGGCATAATAAAAAACCCGCTCAATGGCGGGTATCTGTTAAATGGCTGCTAGGAACTCTTTAAACTTGAGGCGGGAATATGATGCTGTTCCCTTTTTATCAATACTGAAAATGATATCTTCGTATGAATCACTCATGCTAACCCTAATCCTTACATCATCAGCCAAAACCATGCGCTTGAGGTAATCCAGTGGAACAATGACCACGCCTGTGCTGCTTGTGTATATTGTGTTAGTTACAGTGTTGTAGTCAGATGAATCAAAGATCGTGCTTCCTGACGCTTCAAACTCCCTGATATCGCCATCAATGTTTACACTTATACCTTCGTAGCTGGTATAAAAATTTGAATTATCAGTTCTTGATTCATTGATCAAAAAAATTATAACGCTTTCAGGGCTACTCTCTTGCCACTTAGCACCGAATCTAGTTGATGCGAACTGCCAATCATTCCCTGTATAATTATTTGACTTTGACAGAGTAACAACCCTGCCTTTATCGAAGCTAGACCGACCCACTTCAATTTGGCCGATGCCTGCCATTTTATCCATAGTTGACATGCAGCCCGTTCCCAATAGGGCTATAAATATAATTAAGCTTCGCATTATGCACTCCTTTGTTAGGAGTTTAATAATAGCTAGCAAATCGTATTTTATGCAACCTTAGTGTTAATGGTTCTCAAACCATCTTCAGGGTCGCGCCAGTCAGTTCTGACTCTACTACTTACCCATCTATTGATTTGATGGTTAAGTAGGCCATTAGAGTTATTCATCACTGTTCGCCATCGCTCTCAAGGTTGCATCGTGAAGCTCTTGCTTTCTTCGCTCGTCTGCCAGTTTGTATTTGTCGTCACGTTTCTTGAAGTAGTAGTTCAGACATAGACCGGCTATACCTACCAACATGCCGATTAAGATACCGAACTCTTGTGAAGTGAGTATTCCCCAAAACGCTGAGATACCGCCTCCAATATAGGTAGCTATTGATGATTTATCGGCCATTTCTTGATTGTATTCTTGTTGGTAGTGAGTGTTCATGCTGTTGTCCTTTTCGTGGTTTCAACAGCATGGTTATTCAAATTTTGTTCCATTGGGAATTAGACAAAGGGTTACTTTTTGCTCTTAAACGCCAATAGGTTGCGTTTACCGATTTCTCTTAACCCTGCGTAAGTGAAAGGCAGAGTAAGGAATGCGCCCAATATCATAAGGTCGGGCGTATCAGTGAATAACCCGTAATAGATACCAGCAAATAAAGACAGTGTAGCGTGTGAAGGTCTTACGTACTTAACGCCACCTTCTGCATTATCGCCATTGCGAATGGTTTGCTGTGTCTCTGAATGGCTACGCTGTTTATCTTGAAGTTCTAGCGCCATTACAGATTCAAGGTGCCGATTTACTTCAGCTTCACGCGCTGCGGCGATTTCTTCAAGTCTAACCAAAGCATTAGGGTCGCTTTGCAGTGTCGCTAACGCTTGGTCGGGGTCTGTCGTTCCCGTTGCCTGTGCAACCATCGAAGCGCCAGCACTGACCGCGCCCACTACATTGCCCGTTAATAACGAGCCAACTAAACCGGCTACGCCTTTTTGATTTTGCTTTAGAAAGCTTCCTACGTCTGACCAATTCATTATCTCACCCTATGGCTTGTACAATTCAAAGTGTGGCAGGTCGCGGAAACGCTCGTCACGGCTTCTACCGTCCATATCCCAATCACCACCCCATCGAAGCAGGTGTGTGATCTTGCCCTCTTTGTATAACTGGCGAGCAATACACATGACATGACCTGCGAATACAGCAAAAGCCAGTTCGTCTTTCCAGTCTGTGTTACTTAATTCTACGAAGTAAGGGCCAGCGTCAACGGCGAGTGAAGGGATTTTGTTGTGTTTGGAGTGAGGCCACTTTAATTGGCTGAGACCATCGGCAAATGCTTTGTTCTGATCTTCTTTACCACGGTGGCCGCAAAAGATAGACGCATTAATATACTTCTTCACCTCATCGAATATCGTTTGAATATCAACATGGCACGTATCAAGACGCGCTTGTGAAGTTTTGCCGTAGGGGAACATAAATTTCAGCCATAAAAAAAGCCCCGACTGGTTAGGTCAGGGCTTCAAGTGAAATAGTGCTAGTATGGGGATATATTAAGCAAAGCTCGTCAGTGAGTCAACTACTGTTTGAAGTCATATAGAAACCCTACTACCGAGACAATTATCAAGCCTTCTGTAGTTCTTGATTTCTAGTTATTCTCGAAAGAATACAGTTATTAAATTCCTCTTGACTCATAAGAAGCATCCGTGGCGCAGGCGCATTCATTGCTTTATCTATCGCCTTTTCAGTTTCCGCTTGCTTTAGTCTTACGTAATACTCTACTGCTTTTTCAAGAAACTGCGTGTAATTGTCGCACGACTCTGCTGAGCGCCTAACTAGGCTGTAGAATATCGCGTCATTTCGGTACGCTTCAAACAAGTATTCAGGGAGCTTTGATACTAACTCACCTAACGCTCTATTCTGCCTTATTGTTCTACCTTGGGTGATAACCTTGCGTTTACTCATAACTCTCTCAACCCCAATACATCAATTACTTCGTTATCTATCACTACACCGGCACGCCACGCAAAGTCAAACGGCGACAATGCGTACCACCGCTCATCATATTTCCAGTAGTTACCAAACCTATCAATATGCGTTGCGCCTTTTGGGTGTGGCGTGTGATAACGCCTAACTGCTTCATCAATAGCCTGGCGAATGTCGTTACTTGCTAGTTCGCTATTCATAAACAATTTAACTCCAAATCAATGTAAAAATTGAAAGTCCTAGCGAAGCAATGCTTATTACAATTGCCAGATTAAGAAGTCGCCCAGTTTTGCGAGACTCCCTTACAAACTCTTCAAGTTCCTGCTCACCCGCTCTCGCATTCCAAGCTTTAACAAGCTGCTCTTTATCTCTATGCGGTGACATTAATACGGGGCATCCAGTACAGCCAATCATGCCTCTTAACATACCTTGAACAATACCCGTTTCCATTCCCGCTTCACTGCCGCAGAACGGGCAAGGTTTTAGTTTCTGCTCACTCATGCCGCCTCGTCCTCTCGCATAGTTGCTCTAACGTGACTTATCGCTTCAGCGTTCCATTGATAAAGCTGCTCTAGCACTTGGCTGTAGGCTTCAGATATTTTTACAGGAAGCTTATTACCCTTGATGCCTAACCGCTTACAAAGCTGAACTTTGCTCGTTGGTTTAATCTCTTGTTCGCCGGTCTTGCGGTTTAGTCGCATGATGGGTGATTTTATTTCGATGATGGCGCAATTAATCATGCGTAACAAGCAAGTGTTACTAACCTCTAGCTCAGCTTTTAGCATAACGTTCAACAAGCCAGCTTTAACACGCGCTCTTGCGCTGCTGTCATCGGCATAGAGCAATCTAGCCAAGTAGTAAGCATGTGTATCTAGCTTTAGTTGTGTTTCAGGGTGTCGCATTGCCAGTGCGCCAGCTACTTCATTTACATCAGGCGCGGTACCACCGAAGCCCATTCCGTCAATCTGTTTTGACTTTGTAGTCATTCTTGCTAGTTCTCTGATTGGGTGTGCCATGTTAAACCCCTTTACGCTTTGCGATTTCTCGCTCTATATACCACTTTGCTTTTTCTAGGTCTTGAATTGCGTTCTTTTTAAGGTCGCAACGCCATATGTATTTCAGCGCATTGCCAAGATTAAAGCCCATGTGCTCAGTTATCTGAATGCACTCGATGCCGCTTGGGTGATTCGTGTAATGCTTTGGGCTGTTTACTTCATCCCCTGCCGAGTTAATCCCTAGCCTTTTTGCATCAAGGTCTTTTACTATTAATTCATCATAATGTGCCATTAGTCGTTAGCCCTTACCTTTCCTTCAATGCGTTTTGGTGAATAACCTATCCTCTATTTAACCTTAGCGCACGGCTTATGCCGCTATGTAGTTTTCAATTACCTGCTTCGCTTCTTGATACCCATAGCAAACGTGAGCGTCATAACCAGCAAGTTTCATTCGTGCAATCCAAGCTTTTTGTAGAGCAGTAACGCTCGCTTTCTTCCTGTCTGGTTGTTTCATTTCAATCCACAAACCAGATTTCCCGTTAATTGGTAGAGCTAAGTGCAAATCACTAACGCCAGCTTTAACACCTTGCATTTTTAAGCGGCCTGCCTCTCTCTTATTTCTGGTACCGCCATTGGGTATGGCATACAAGTAATCAATTACCTTGGCACCGCTTTCAATATTTTCACCCTCAGGCAAGCGTCTTAATTTAGCCCATTGCACCAAGCTTTTTTGGTGGTCATCTTCTATATGCTTAGCCATTCACCTACGCCCTTTTTACTGTTTTGTGTATTCCATGTGGAAAAAGCCAATAATCACGCTAACCAATTGTTAAATTGCAGAATTACTGCATTTTCATTCTGGGTCGTTACCACCTCAGAAGGTGTATTTTCTGCCTTAAATAGCCAGTCGTGATACTTCTCTAACGCGGCCTTTTTTACCTTTGATGAGTCAGCTTGTATGTAAACTAAATCAAGTCCCTTAGGCTTATGATTGAGTAATTGTTCTGCCACCCAGTAATCAACGCCTATCTCAGCCCAAATACTGCGAGCCATTTTTCTGAGGTCGTGAGCACTAAACTGCCCCTTAGAAGCGGTGCGTATCATTTGATCTGCTGTACTGGCCGACATAGGACTATTTCTTCCAAACAGATAAGAGCCGTGAGATTTCCCTCTAAACTCACGAAGCAGTTGTAATGACTTATCAGTAAGAGGAAGAACGTGTGTAACACCAGTTTTAGTTATCGAGTCAGGGATGATTATTCTGCCACCCTCTAAATCTACGTGTTTCCACATCAACTGGCGGGTTTCACCAATACGGGTTGCGAACATCAGCATGATGAGCATTAACATTCTGGGCTTTGTTGGCTGCTCCATAATCATGTCCTTGATGCGCTGAGCATCTTGCACTTGAAGCTTTCCAAACTTGGGTAGTATTCGTTTTTGGATGTGATCACTGAACTTCAGGCTGGCCATCGGGTTTACGGTGATAAGCCCTAACTCAGAAGCACTGGCAAACACACGCTTCAAAATTGCAAAGTATTGACGAATGGTAGAAGGTTTTAAGCCTTCCCCCTGCAGTGGCAGCAATAGCATCTGATCAATAACCACTTTCTTTACGTTAGCCAGCAATAGCCCATCAAGTCTTGGTAGTAAGTGAGTCCTGATTGCGCTTTTTACGTTCTTTTTCCTGTCTGCACTTTTCGCTGCTTCTTTTTCCACCCGCTCTAAATACCAGTTCAGCAAATCATTCACCGTACTAAACTCGCTAACCTGTAATTCTTCGCCCGCACCGAGGCGTCTTAAAACATCGGGAACCATGGCTATTGCGTTTTTAGCACTGAGAACTGGCCAGTAACCAATTCTGTGCCTATATATTTTCCCCTGCTCATATAGGCGAAGGTTCCATGTAGCTTTCGTTCTTGATTTGTGAAATCTGAGCTCGATTTGATAGCGCGGGTCTGAAATGGCATGTACTTCTGGGTTTTTAGCGTGCTTTTTAACTACAGCATCATTTATATTATCTTTAACGTACTTCATTCTTTACCTGCCATATCGATAATGCTCTTTGCCGATAAAGGTGATGTTACTTTCCCAGTAGGTGTTCGCCCATTCAGAGGGGGTAAGTAAGCTTGTATATAAATAGACTCCAATAAGTCTAATTCTTCTGCGCAGCACTCAATAAATGAATAAGAGTCAAATTGGTAAACCCCAAAATGATGACCGATACGCGAGGTGATATTTATTGATTGGCCGATATAAACAACTTCTTTATCAAGGATAAGAAAGTAAATACCGATAACTGGCTTGTACTTTGAAGCGGTTTCAACAATATCTTCTATATCAAGAAAACTAGTACCTAGAAGGCTTTTACCTGCAGCAATAACTACTTCGTTTTTTGGGGCGGCACCTTCCTCTTGAAACCCTTTCAATTGGCGAGCAATTAACTTTTGCTTACGTTCTTTACTTGCTTGATTAAGGTCTGATAAGACAGCTTTGCGCTTTTCTCGTGATACTAAATTTAATGTGTTAACTCTCATCAAGCCCCCATAGCCTTTAAATAAAGATCGTGATTAGTGGTTAACCTGTAACGCTTGCGGTCTGCCCATTCTTTGATAGCGTTCAAATAACGGTGCATTTGCTGAGTGTTGAAGTTGCCGGTTACCGTGATAGATACAGGTGGGCCCAGAAGGTAAATTTTCTTACTTTGTGGTAAGTGTTTTATCACCTGATCATAAATCGTTTTAAATTCTTCATTCTCACGCGCAATGGGAACGCCAAACACCAACTTACAATAAGCGTTCATATACTTGGCGCTTTTGCCTGTTTGGGAGCTCAGTTCGTTGTACCAATGGTGCTGCAATGCCTTCATAGCATCGAGGCGTGAAGGGGCGCTTTCACGCACCTTCACATCAACCATTTTACCTTCACGAAACCATTCGCATGCGGCCTGATTCACTGATTCAAGTTGCTGAAGGTTTGCAACGGTTACGCTTTGCCAGCTCACGCTTCAAGTTCCTTCCATAACGCATTGAAGTGCTCTTGATCACTCAACGCTATTGCACTGGCATCGCGATATTCTTCATTGATACGGCGAGACTTAGCACGTTTTTGCAAAGTGGGGCTTTTTGTTTCACGCTTAATGCGTAGTGAGCGGTTTTCTAATTGGTGTTGGTTCATGCTGCCACCTCTAACTTATTAACCTGTCCTTTAGTCATTAGCGCTTCACGCGTAACAAATGACACATGCCCAGCGCTTATGCGGTGCGGGTCAAATACGAATATCACTGAGCCTTTGTTATTGCCCTTTTGCGGTACGCCGTTCTTTAGGAACGCTAAGCGGCCATCGGTAACAAAACGGGTTTCACTGGCATATTGCTGGGCAAGGCTGAACCATTTAACTGATGGGTCGCACATAACAAGCATTACTGTCATTCGCCCTTTTAGCTGTGCTTCAATGGCTTTTTCGACGAATGGTCTTATATTGCTGTATGGTGGATTTGCCCATAGAGCGCCCATTTCAATTAAGCCGGCACCAGGTATGCGGCTCTTTGCATCTTCTGCCCAGTCTTTGGAAAGCGCATCATCTTCGATAGTCCAATAGTCTGGACACTTAGCTGTTTCATACTCGGCACATACATCGAACCCGAAGCAAAACTCTTTATCCAACGCTTCAAAAACTTCTGGTGGCGTAGCCCATAGGTCGCTCATGCTGCACC